CCAATCTTCTCTGTATGAGGCGTCTGTGTTCTTCTTTGTGAGAAAAATGATTGGATAAACCTAAGGCACGCTTCAAAGTCGCCCGGCTTTTTGTCTTCTCAATCATCTCCTTAGCTTGAGGAATATCTGCCTCAATGATCGTTCCTGCGGTAACAGCACTTTCCTTGACTTGCTGCGCCCTAGTAAACTTACGCCCTGCTCCCTTAGCAGGAATGATCTTTTCGGTCTTAGGCTTAGGAAGTTCTACTACCTCAGGCTCCTCACCCTTCGGCGAGGTCTTCGCCACTTTCTTGGCTGCAAAGAAAAGAACACCCTCCTCCTTATAGAAAACCCAACCCTCTGCCTGGAAATGATTCTCTTTCAACCATTTCACGAACGTAACTCCTTCTTTCTTCCCACTCTTCTCGCCTAGTGTAAGGTAGGCGTCATCAAAAGATAGAATTCCGTTAATGGGAATGGGACGTTGCAGTTTAAATACCGACTTTCCTGTTTCGTTCTTAAGAAAACCTTTCATCTAATACTCCTTTTCCTAGCTCTTGTCAGTGTTAATGTAACGCATGTCGTAGTATTTGTCCGTCCATTTGTCGATCACGTTGTGCATGATGTTGGACGTCCTGTGTACCACTAATAGGGTCAGTAATACATTTACTGCATGCCAACTGGATGCTGGAATAATCACTGCGGGTACGAGCGCAATCCAACCCAAAGCTACCCACACTGAAAAACAATAACCACACTCAAACAGTTTCGAAGTCCAAGGTCCCAACTTAGAAGCTAGTCTTCTAACAGGGGCAAAGAACTCAGACTTAATTACTAACTCAACAACTGCCTCTGTGGCAACCGCTAAAGCAAAAAGCAATAATACCCAAAGCATCTAATTCTCCTATTCGTAAACGACAGTAATGTCCATCGTTACAGAAAGTACCACGGTTAGTCCCGTGTCTAATCTCACATCGTAATCCAAGAACACTTCATCGTTAGCGGCGACAGTAATCACTGCTACTACGTCACCAGAAGCGGCCCCGTTGTTATACACAGTGATAGTACCTGCCGCTCCCGTATTGACCGTAACTCTGTGCAGCCAAGCAGACTCACCAGTAGCTCTTAGAATATTAGTTCCAGATGTAAGATGCGCAAACTTTCTTCCTTCTCTGTACAGAGTGTTCATCTCATTCTCCTTTATTTTCTTGGGCCAGGAACCGGCATGAAGCGGGGAGACTTCAACTTAACCTAGGACAAACCGGCCCCTGGCGATACTATGCTTGTGGGACCTAAAAAAAACCGGCAAGGACATAGCTTATCGACTCCTTACCGGCTATTAGTCCCCTTGCTCCCAGAGGGAGAGAAGCGCTTGCGCGCCTCCCTCCCAAGGGGATTAACGCAAAAATTAGCTTCGGTCGATAATACCCATCTGAACCATTCGGCTGTCGAGAAGTGCGAAACCAACTTCCTCCCATCCGAAGAATCCCTGCTTCTGCTGTCGAAGAAGAGTCGGGTCGTCGTGCGCCTCGAACTCCTTTCGTACTGGCATAACAAGTGCGTCGTTGACGGAGAGATCAAATCCGTAGACCTGAGTCTCACCAGCAGTCGTTACTGCACCATTGGCATCTACAACGTTCTCATTAGTAGGGTCATAATCGTTGAAGTCACCAGAACCATCTACCTGAAAGATACCAAACGTAGTTGCGTTCGAGTTGATGTTAAATCGACCCGTTGCCCCTAGCTGGAATACTTCGTGAAGGTTGACGTTCCAGATCGCTCCCATACCAGCAGCCGTGAAGATCTCTCGGCGAGTGATTGGGTCTACCTGAGTATCAGTCCACTCACGAATGTCAGCGGCGTCCTCAGGCGAAATGTAAAGATCGGTAAGGCTTCGGCGGGTTCGCTTCATGCCCACCATCATCAGGTTCAAAAGTTCTTTCGAAAGGAACTTCTCACCCGTGCTTCCACTAGGTACCTGGAAGACTGGCGCGTTGCGCGGACCGAGTAGGCCCTGACCCGAGAAATTAGTGGTAGCGCCGGGAACGATTACTCGCCAACCGGACTCCTCCTCGTAGTCTGCAATTGCGCGTGCTGCGTTTCGAGCTGCTCGCTCGGGGATGTCGATTCGAGAATCGCGTGCGTAAGTTACCTTCCAATCCGCCGAAACGGAGATGGAGAAAGTAGGTACGTACACTTCCTCACCCACACCCTCAATGAAGTTCTGTGCGATATATCCGAGGCCCGGCAGTACGAATACTGGGACATCGAAATCGTCAGCAACTGGATAAACGGCCTGTGCACCGGGAGCAAGTCGCTCAACAGCAAACAGCTGCCGCATGATAGACGCGTCTCGAATCTCCTGGAGAATCGGAACGGTCAATGCCTGTGCAAATGCCTTATACGCCTCGACACCCTCGGGAGTGTCGATGGCTGCAGTTGCTCGGAACATTTCCTGTAGCTTTGTTCTATCCATGATAGAATCCTCCTTTGGGTTAGATTAGTAGTTTAATCCTCAACGACGCACCTGCCGCTACAGCAGTTGCGTCCAATGAATTTTGACAAACAGCAACAACTCTGTCAGAATCAGCTGCTGTTAATCCGTTTTTATCGGCGAAATCAATGGCTCTACCACTATCAACAGGGGTAACCGTACCTGCCTCTGTAACGCCAAGAAGATCGGACTGCGTATAAGTCGCAGCTGTGTCATAAAAAGTGGTGTCATACAGACCAAGGTGAGCAACGCCTACTGGATCACCAGTAAACGCATCAGAACTACCCAGATCACCAGGAAGTCTAAACCCGGTCGGGTGAGCCGAAGACTCAGCCTTTACGTTCTGCATGAGGAAACCATAAGGTGGGGTATTAGTGCCGCTAACCGCCTCTACCTTCTCACTAGCAGAGAGGGAGACTACCGCACCAGCGGTTGCAGTTGTGCTCTTGCTCGAATCATGAACAAGAAACTGGTTCTGCATAACCGGATCGCGTGGAATGAATACCATGTCTCATTTCCTCCTATTAGGATTTGTTTTCACCATGCTTCTCAGCATAGCGCTCTTCCCATGCTTGGGCAAGCTCAGCTTTGAGACCAGGCGGGGCCTGAATCTCTTGATCCATAGCCTTCGAGATTGCATCGCCCAGAGAAAGCTTCGTAGAAGCAGTCTCCTTATGTGGCTTTGCTGCTGCCTCTTCAGATGACTCGGTACCTTCAACTACCTCTTCCTCAGCTGCTTCTTCTGCTGCTGGGGTGGATCGGCGGTCGCGGGTAACCTGTGCCATCTTCGATGCAACATCGCGTACTAGAGATACGCACTTCTCATCTTGCGGATCACAACCAAGGGATTCGGCAATCGCAGCAACTTCCTGCTCTGCCAACTCAACCTCGGAGTCTTCTCCTTCTTCTTCAGAAGAGGAGGAGGCGTACTTGCTTTTTAGAGCTACAAGTTCGCTCTTGTATGCTTCAAACGATTCGTCGTCAAAACCACGGACCTTAGCATACTGACGCTCAGCTTCATCGCCCTCTAGAGCGATACCTGCGTCTTCCAGGTCGGACATACGTCCGGCAGCGGTCTCTTCACGAGCGAGCGTCTCCAGGGCAGCCTCAGCCACCTCTGCTCGGCGAGATAGTGTTTCAATCGTCGCCTCAAGTTCAACGGTCCTCTCATTAGCTGCAACTTCTGCCTCCGAAGGGGCGTTAGTGTCCAGCTTAGCGAGTGCTTCTTCGTACTCAGCAATCTTTGCGTCCTTTGCCTCAAGGGCCGCACGTAGCTTTTCGAAAGTTGCCTTTGCTTCGGTGAGAGCGTCCTCGGCTTCTTGCCGTGCGTGCGCTTCTTCCTTAGAAGATAGTGCCTCGTCGACCTTAGCCTGAACTGCTGTGTTGAACTCTTCAGGAGTCATTTCAATAACTTTTGTCATGGTCGCTCTTCCTCCTTTACTAGAGTTTTGTGTTGGATATAATAGTCTAGTCCCCCGACCTAACTGTTATATACCGATGCGTGTTCTTTGCGTCACGCTTCCTCTCATCTACTCCGTATCCTATTCCTTGATTTTAATCCGGTAATCAAAAACCTACTACATATATTAACTAGTTAGTTACGAAAGTCTAATCGCCAAACCACTAGTAACCACTTCTACGTAAATACCACCAACGGGTACACCACTTGCGGCCGCATCGAGAGGGCCATTAGCAGTTAGGAGCCTATTTAAGGCGAGTTCTAATCCAAGTTTACCGTCTAGACGATATAGTTCTCCCGCGGGAGTTACTACAACGTTTTGTAGATCCGGCTTTGCCATATTTTTATCCTCCTTTGGATATCTTGTTACTCATGAGTTGATTTTAATAATGGGATGCTTTGCATCGTTCACAAGGGAGGGCATGCCAAATAAATCTCTTTGTGAATCGAAGCTCCCTCTACAGAGGGACACCTTGTGCTCTATATGATATTGTCAAACAGAGCTAAGTATTAGAAGTTAAAGAACTACGACAGCAACCTGGGACTTCGCTTCTAGTCTGGCAGCTCGTCTCTTTCTAAGTCTTGACATTACTCCTAACTTTGCCGTCTTACTCCTCCTTTCTGGTCAATATAAGCTGATCCTTTGTTACAATGGACCCACCTATATTTGCTACCATCTTTGCTAAGAAAACAATAGTGTCTTGTTCATTGAGAAGATCGACAGCCTTCTCAATCGCTTTTTCCCTATCGTAACCGGCATCCAGCACGGCGGGACCAGAACCAACAAGTAGGAGAAAACCAGAGACCTTCTGTCTGTCGGCCTGAGGATTTAACTCCTGTGCTTTCTTAAATGCGTCTATTTTGTGTTTGAAGCGTTCAACGGAATTTTCGGAAACTACAGAAGAGGCGTCAATTGACTGGCTGCTAATTACGAATTTTTTTTTTCAGTCTCAATCTTAAACTCTCGAAGAGAGTTACGTAAAGACTGTGCTTCCTCACGGAGACGAACGATCTGCTCGGCTCGTGCAGCTAGGGAACCCTTACTCGTAATCTGCTTGGTTAGAATAGTAGTAAACGTATTACCAGGAGCGTCATTAACATGCTCTCTAATACTCTTAGTAATAGTAGTGTCTTCAGAGTTCTTGGTCACAGAGTTCCTCTGATTTCGAAGACACTCCGGTGCCTTCGCGGTTGCGCCAATAACAGGGCAGCGCTCCTCAAATAAAGCACAGTAATGCTCTTGAACAACAGCGCCTTCGGACTGGTCAAGCGCATTGTACTTGGTCAGTCTCTTCTTGAAGCTAACACAGAGGCTGTCAGGACTACTCATGACACTACCTGGTCCAGGAAGACCACCGCCGCTCCAACGAGCAGCTACTTCCTTATTAGGGCTAACCGTAAGTACTCTGCTGATTCCTCCGGTCTCCTCATCTAACTCAATAAAGAGCTTAGGAGTTTCCTCATCTGCCAAAGCGTTAGAAACCTCTACCAAATTATCTGACACTTCGTCCTCCTTGTCAACCTGAGTTTTCCCAGCCTTCTCAGATAGTACAACTTTATGTCCCCGAAGGTTATCAATCATCTCCAGGTCCACAACCTGCTCTCCCTTTTCCATCAGCTCCTTACGAGCTGCTGTCTCCATGATGATGGAGTGAGGGTTAGCTGGGTTCTTTACGATCCCCATACCACTAAAAGTAATGTGACGTAGAACACGGGAAACCTGCCGGACACCCATCTCCTTATGTCCTGCCATTACCTTTACGAAACCACCGATCAGCTCATTAGGATCATATCCCAACGCCTTAGCTTCGTCGCGAGTAATGATTATATCGCCAATCTTAATATCAAAGTCCTTGAAGAAACACTCCATGCTAACCTTCCACTCACCTGCCAAAATCTCATCAGCCAATTCAGGAAAACGCATCTTATGGACTACACCTGCGATACCTATGTCAATATCTAAAGCATCGGGATTTTGTGCTGCTTCTTCATACTCCGCCATTATCTTGCTAGGATCAAAAGAACTACCATCCTTGAAAAGAAAGTCACATGCATAGATGTGACCAATAACTTTCTCTTCATCGTGCTCCAGGTCGATAGCTTTATTCACCACAGTGGTGTGAGCTTTCATCATTTCAGAAGGCAGGAAGTGAGCGCCATTCTTATTAGTTCCTGCTGAAACTAGAATGGAATAGATGTAGGATAGATCTTCCTGCTTCTCACCATCTGGAAAACTCAAGAAAGCTGCCTTCTCAGCAGCGGCCTTCTCGACGTGCTCTTCCACCTCAATAGGTGCGTATACTCTAATCTTATTTTCTTCGACCATTATTATCCTCCCAACTCGGCTTCGGCGGGCGCCGAGGCGGTAGTCTCTTCTGAGTTTTCTGCGTCCTCTTGTAGAACTTTATAAAGCGCATCGAGCTTCGACAAGGTATTATCTCTACAAGACTTAGTCTCTTTCTTAATCTCCACCACGAGGGCTTCCATTGATTCAATGTTTTGCATCGGATTTCTATCCTCCACTTTATTCTGAATTCCTTTTAAAGACCTTTATCAAAAGGTCTATGGAATCGTCAAGTTTATGAGCGAGTTCTTCATACCGCTCTTTACTTTCGGTCACATCCTTGACCCTCTCGCGGTAGAGAGCGACAAGCTGCTCTTGTTTCTTCTGTCCTTGCTTGTACAAATAAACAAGCGCTGCTGTCTCTCCTGTCATTATGAGGGCTACTAATCCATACGATTTGAATATCTCTGTTAAGAGGTCGTACATGGACTTCTACCCTCCTTAATTTCTGCCAGCAGCGAGGTGGCAGTTATTTTCTTCTTAGGAATGTCTTTCTTTCTAGGTACAAAAGGCGCGGCGAACTGAGCCTGCGCTATAGGACTTTCCGGAGAGCAAAGACCTAGGTGATTCAAAACAAAACCTTCCGGACATTCCAACGTACCTACCGGGTCCGCACCTTTTATATTAGTAACCGGAATACAAGAACCGGATTTAGGATCAAAAACCTCCTCAGGTCTACATTGCGGATGGAACTCCTGAGGATTAGTTATCTGACTTTTGTCAGACCATCCTCTTACGCTTTTCCCAGATATGCCGATACGAGCTGGCGCGCGTGCCACAGGAGATGCTCCTGTGCGTCGGCGACAGCCTTTTCAGCGTAGCCATCAATCTTAGATGACCGAGCCAATGCATTCCTAAGTCTAGGAACATCGACGGATGTGGTATCATAAGGATCGGTTACGTCTGGGCTGTGGTGCATTAAACTGCGACGGGTAGTGCTGACGAGGGAAGGCGGGAATGCATCATTAGGAAGATCCTTAGCAACCACCTTCGCGCCTGCTTTCTCCGTTCTACCTTCTACAAGTGCTTCAGCAATAATCTCATCAAGGGTGGAGACAATCTTCGCCAGAGACATGTTCTCTACAACATTCTCCACAGAAGCTACGCTCTTCGGATTCTGAGGGCTGGCACCGTCTGGGCGACTCTTATCCATCGAGTCCAGTGGGCGACAAATCTTGTTCTTAGCATCCCAAGCGGTGTCCGGCGGACAGTCACTTTGGTGCTGAACTTTGCCTGCTGGAGCTGGAGTTAGTCCTTCTCTGTTTCCAGGTTTAGCATCAGCGTTCTCTTCTTCCGACTTACCCTTGAAAGCTCCCTTTCGGGGCTGGCACTTCTTAGTAACGGGATTCATAAACTGACCATCAGGACAGCCCGGTCCACCCGAATTACCAGGACCATTTACATTCGTAGTACTATCTTCTTCATCTGACTTACTCTTCTTCTTCATAAAGTCAGGCTTATCGCCCTTCTTCTTCTTTTTGCCGTCGCCGTCTTTACCCTTCTTCTTCTCCATTATCTTCTTAATGAAATCGGGAAGCTCAGCCTCTTCTACATCAGACTTGGTTTTCTTAGAAGAGTCTAGCGGAATACATTCGTTTCGGTCTCCGTTCCAAATAGTACCCTTAGGACAGTCGATGGAAAGTCGAGTAGGTCGACCCTCAGGCTGCGGGGTAAGCTTTCGCGACGCCGCGCCCTCTGTGGATGCCTTGGTAATATCACCTGGCTGTCCGGGGTTCGAGCGAGTATCCATCGAAATACATTTTCTATTACCATAGTCAAAGATTTGTCCGGGCGGGCAGGCGTGATTAACAGTGTCACGTCGTCCATCGGGCTGCTTTGCGATAATCTCGGTATGGTTAGCCTGATCCTTAATAGCGTCATAGAATCCTTGCAGCTTAGAACAGTTCTTCAAGGTAGCACTCCACTCCATTCCAGGAGGGCAAGGGCCTTGGTTTCCCCCAGAGGCATCCTTGCTCTCATAAGAAGCCATGCGCTCAGCGCGCGCAGCGTCTCGTAGTGGTTGTAGCAGCTCATTAAAGACTGCGATAAACTCCTCTACAGTCTCAGCCTTAGCAAAATTAGTTACTTCGATACTACATGTCTTAGCGCGGGCTAAAATCTTTCGTCGCAACGAAGCCTTCTCCGAAGAGGAAAGACCCTTCGCCTGATTAAATCGTGCCATAGCATTTCGTACACGTGCACATGTATCTAGTGGGAACTTTCTTTTTCCAGGAACACCAAACGCGCTGTCGGGCAGAGCCCGTCTCTGTACAGACTTAATAGGGGCTGCAGTCTCATCACTACCCGCTAGAGGCACAGCCTCTGTCGGCGAATCGTCATCTCCACCATACTCATAAACTTCCTGAGGTAGAGCATGTCCGAAATGCTGGGACATATATCCCTTACCGGAAAACTCTTCAACTATATAACCGGCTACATCGTGAGAATGTACCTCATCTCCGTAACCCTCAACAGAAGTCTTACCATTACCGGACGCATCTAGTGTTACTAGATGTGTATGTCCGTGAAGAGGATCAGGGGAGGTCATAGCAACCTTACCACTTAGGTAGCGGGCCAGCTCTTGCTTCTCCTCCGCAGTTAGCGCTGCGGACGCCATAAGAGTATCCTTATTTAGAGGGATACACTTACGTAACTTAAAGTCAAACATTTGTTTGGGAGGACACTGAAAATTAACAGTGTCTCGGCGACCTTCAGGATCCATATTAACAATTTCCTGATGTCCTCCAACTCCAGGAGCGGCAGAGTCTTCCACATACTCGTTCTCTTCGTTCATAGCGAACTCGTCACTAGTCTCAGTTTCTGCATCTTCCAAAGTCACACAGCGTCTCTGGATAAAAGAAAAAGTCGTGCCCTCTGAGCACGACTCCGGTTCGTCCATATCATTTGCATCGATAGCGATCTCGGTCTGCGTGGTATTATCCTCATCAGAGGCGGTACCTCGCCACTCAGGACCGTCGTCTACATTAATGCTTCGGCTCCGAGATGTGTCATCAGTGCTTCCCATAGGAAGGCACCTACCACTACCTGGATCCTTACGATATCCTTCTGGACATTCTTCACTTAAATCAATAGCAAACTCTCTCAGCTCGGTGAGAAAGTCTTGAGGAGCTTTTGCCCCTTCTACATTCTTCTCGTTATTCTTATCGGTCATGGATTGCTATCCTCCCTTTTATCATATTATCTTCAGCCCATAGTGGTTGTAAATTTTTATAATTACACGCTCGCGTCAATTGCTCCCTATTTGCTAAGTTAAATGAACAAAGAGGTACAATATGATCTATATGCCATTCACCGTAATTTTCCCAAGACATCCCCAGTTGAAACTTAGACGCCAGATGTGTCTTTAATTCTTCAATAGAGCATCCTAAATCTCTAACTGCAGAACCTGTTTTAAATCCTTTACCGATGGCATTTCTTAGTCTAGATCGTAAATTATGTGCTAGTCTAAATTGTATATCGGATTTGTATCTATCTCTAAATCTTTTCTTCTTATAGGATTTAATCTTAGCAGTATGTCTTCTATAAAAGATCTTTTTATATTCTCTATCCCTTTCTTGGGAGTAATATTTTTGGCAATAACATGATTTACACTCAGATCTATGACCGTCTGAAGCACGTCTGTCTCTATAAAAATAAACGCTATCTTTAGTACACTTACAGAGAGTACAAGTCTTAGACATACGTGTTAGCTACTCTTCTTTGGCTTTGTAGGCCTTGTGTTTGGTGTTGTGGACTTCGCGCGAGGTTTGCCGCGACCCTTTCGAGGGCGACCCTCACTCGGTGTTCCCTTAGGAGTTCTCTGAACCTTCTGAATACTATCCTGAAGGCCCTTGAACTGCTGTTCCATATTCTTCTTGAGATCATTGAGATCTTTCTCAGTAATCGTAGTGGGTTGACCGCCTGGAGTACCATCCTGTGTGGGAGCAGGTCCGGTCGGTATAACCTTGGGATTGTATGGGGATCCAATAATTCCAAGAACTCCTGCTTGAACTGCAGGAGACTCCTGAAGCATATTAGCGTACTCATTAGAGAAGTCGAAGCCTAGCTTCTCTATACCAGTCTCATACGAAATAATTCTTCGATCGATCATTCCCTGAATAACGCTCATCAACATGATCTCATCCTTCAGAGTATTCTCGTCGAATCTAACCTTGGGATAACGTGAAAAACCCATAGCCAGGGCTACTTCTTCATACTCGTTATCAATCCAACGCGTTACACAACGCCGCGCATAATTAATTTCCTCAGCAAAAGCTTTGGTCGACATCTCAATAGCTTTAGCATTCCCAGTCACTTGCCCATCTAGAAGCGCACGAGTAACACCCATCGCCATGCTAAGATCGTCATTTACCTGTGCAAATTTATCTTGCCCTAGAATTGTACTTATCTCTGGAAAAGTAATCTTCTCAACGTCTAGTGTGTGGTTCCAGACGATGTCGAAACTCTTGCTAGAGGTATCGAACAGGTTAGCAATTGCTTCTAGTTGGGACTGGTCAGTGACCGGATGCTCGTCATTACCAATAGTGACCTTAAGAATGTAGTTGGTGATTCCGTCCAGTGTAGAGAAGTCTGCCTTCTTAAGTTCTTCCTTGTAGCGGATATCATCCAAAGCCCTAGCAAGCTTGGGCTTGGGGTACCGCTCATAATCCTGACGCCTGTAATCACACTTACCTACCAACTCCGGAGGTAATTTAACAGGCTTGTTCTTAGCTACTTGATCCTTAAGCTCTTTCGGGAGGCTGTTAAGAAAAGACCTCTGTTCCTTGGTCAGCTTGGAAGGATTCTTAAGCATTTTACGTAACTCTTTAAAAGCTTCGGGCTTAAGTAATGTTTCCGTCTGATCAAACAGCAGAGGTCCTTCGATAACTACTAGTCTGGGATCTAGAATTGTATATTTTAAGGGTATAAACGACTTTGACCATAGCTTCTTTGCGGCAGCCCACTCTCGATGTGCTTGTAACTCCTGCATATCAGAAGTTGTAGAGAACATATTAGCTTTGGCTGTGTTCTTGATACTCTTGTCGAAGTCTTCTGGCTTTAGCTTAGGATCGAACTTACCTGAAATCTTTAAGGTACGTACTAATCCTACTCTAAAGAAGTCAAAAAAGATCTTTTCTACAGTCTCGTGGAAACCAATCTCTCGGGTCCAGGTATCATAAAACAACTTAATGTTAGGGTCATCGATATCATTCTTAAACCCCTTGGCAGCAAAGTTTGTCAGAGTGTCGATAATAGTACCGATCTGGCCCTGAGAATGATACATGTTAATGGCTGTATCGTAAAGCTGTTCCGGTCTTGCCTGTGTTACTTGCGGCTTACCGATAAGCAGATCAAGATCTACTCTTCGTAACCAGTCTCGGGAAATATTACGACCACCCTCCCAGAACTTCATGGGACTAGGCTCACCATCTTCTCCTGTTAAAAACGCCAATTCTTTTACAGGGAGTCCCTTGGGGCCTACAGCAATCTCCATAGCGTGCTGTCCAGGAGCAGTCTCCTTATAAGAGAGGACTTCGGCATTCTTTAAATTCTCATTCAGTTTGTCCTTAACGTCCTTGGCCATTTATTTCCCCTTCTTTTTAATCTTAGGCCGTAAAACTGCAGAAGCACTAGTACGAACCTTTCGGCTATTCCCCATCTCATCTATCATGCGTCGTTTAAATCCCTCAGGGTCCTGAGCGATTTCCATCTTATCCATAATCGCTTGCGGAATGTTTCCTCCATAAGCATCTTCTACTACCTTACCCTCAGGATCACGTTGACGGTTACGCACCACCCCTCCATGGTGCATGATGTCTTCCGGCAAACCCTCCGTCCAGAGGATATCATAAATACAACGAGCGGCTAACATAAAAGCAGTATACAAATCCTTCTTCTGCTTCCCGTGCCCTCCTCCCTTAGGAACATCAAAGTGATGCTTACCTGTAGGAGTCTCAGTTAACTCTATAGATTGCATCTGATTCTTCATAGTTCGTATCGTCTGCCACGACTCTTCGTTCATCGTGTTGGGTTCTTTTTGTTGAGGTAGTATAGGAAATAGAAGTTCTCGGTGCTCTAGTAATCTCAAAGCTGAAAAATTAGATTCAGAAATGAAGTCGCTACTAAAATTACACAGCTTCAAAATCTTACGACCTGACTTCAACTGTGCTACTTCATCTTCTGGATCTAAAAGGGGTCCAGCTGCGTGATTGGTGGGATTCTCTGCCAGGATGTCAGCAATTGCCATACCGCCACCCTGTGCATCCATGTAGATGTGGGTGACATTGAAGGCAGAACAAAGATCCTCAATGGTCTGAGCCATCTTAGGAAAGGGTTGCTTCTGGATCTCCAGAGCATGGACTACCTTCGCGGGATGACCTATCTCAACAACGGCAAGAGCGAAGGAGTCTTCACTTCTCGCAGGATCTATACCTAAACAATAAGATTTTCCTGGGTCTCCCGCAACCTGAGTCGAGAAACTAGTCTTACTACAGGCCTCTAAAAGGGACGCCTTGTAAAAAGCATCTGTGTCTGGAATGAAAGCAGCCTCGTACTCCATCCTAAATTCGAGGCTAGACATTTCTCTTCTTGCAGATTCTACGTTATCCTTATCAAGAAATCCAGGAGGTAGAAGCTTGTAAGGTACTCGGAACGCGGCGTACTTCTTATTACCTTTAAGCATCTCGTCACGATAGACCTTATATAGAGCGTACATGTGATTAAACGTAAAATAGCCGGACGACGTGATTATGATCTGGTTAGAACTACCCTCATCATCCATTTCTTCTTGAGTAATTAAACCCTTCTCTAAAAGAATCTGGCGACGCGCAAGTCTGTCTACATTCTCCATCGGATCGGCTACTGTCGCAGCCATGGGCCTAATAACTAGGTTGAAAATCTCAGGGGGAATATGTGGGAACTCATCGAGGACAATAGTAAAGAATCGTGAACCACGAATCTTGGTACCATCACCAAGTGGGATAGCTTGAACCAGTGAACCAGGCTGACCAGCTACTGACTTAAACCGTATATAACAGTTATCTGACTGTTGGGT